GTAAGCTATGGGTACAGGGCTTACATTAAGTATCAACAAGAAAAAGCAATTTCAAAGCCATAGGAGGCAAAAATGACTAAAATTAAAACACAATATGCAGACGGATCATTAGAATTAGAAACAACAGACACTAGAACACTTAAGGAAAAATTAGAAGGTAAGTTAACATTTAAAGAAAGATTAGAACTAGCATATCCAACACAAGATGTAAATACAGATACTTGGGAGACATATGATGACCACAAACTATTCAAGTAAGTGGTTGAAATCTAAGAAAAGATTAATATTATGTATAGTACTATCTTCAATGGTAGTCTATACATTAATAGGTAATTTCCCTAATAATAACAAGATATTAGCACTAGCATTATTACCTATGTGCTTTATGCAGCTCAAAGATTGGTCAAAAAGACAATAATGGTGTCTATATCTTAGACACTTTCTAATACCTACCTCTCATAGGGTGTCAGATATATGACACCTTATGTCACATAAATGTCGCATTTATACACAAAATACCATAAAATGAATACCAAAAATCAATAACTTATATTCCTATTTTCTATCCTCCTAAGTTGTTAATATTATTGACTAAAACGAAATGTGTAGTATATTGAACAAAGTGAAATACTGTGTCCAGTTAGAATTACATATAATGTTAATAATAGATATAATAGATTAATATGAAAAAATAGATTAATTATAGAAATAATAGAGTATTATATTATTTATATATATATAGAATATTTCATATTACAATATGTAATATCCATATATTTATATATGTTAATATAATATAAGTGTATGTACCTAGTATTACTAGGGAAAACGAAATGTGTAGTATATTGAAGAAACAAAAGATACCACAAGGTATTAAAACAAAAGTCACTTTAGGTGATAAGGAGAAAAAGAATGAGTGAAGCAAAGAAACAGATCGTAACAACACCAATTGGTGAAGCAAAATGGTTCAGTGTAAACAAGGTTGACAAGTTTGGTAATTATACTTGTGAATTACATTTAGATGAATCTGAAAGGTCTATGAAATTTATTTCTTTCCTCGAAGAGTTTGGTGAAGGTCAGAAGCCTTATGAGAAGACTCCAGAAGGTTACAAGGTAAAACTTAAGTCTAAGTCTAAAGGACTTAAACGTGATGGTTCACAGTACATTGTAAACGCTCCTGCGATCTATAATGCATTAGGTAAGAGATTACAAGGTGCAGAGTTAGAAGCACTAAATGTTGGTAATGGTTCTGAGATTAGAGCTAAAATTGAAGTTAAGCAATATACATTTATGGGTAAAGCTGGTGTATCAATTGGTCTTAAATCAGTACAACTTGTTAAAGTAGTAGAATTTGCTGGTGGTTCAGATTATGGTTTTGACCCTATGGAACAACCCAATCTAGAAACTGAAGAACAAGAAGAATCTTTTGATCAATCTAGTGGAAGCTATGACTTCTAGAAAAAATATTAAAGGGGTTACTGTAAAAGGTAACTCCATATCTTTTTTCATACCTACTAAGCCAGTTAGTGCTAGTAGACCTAGAGTAACAAGTTTTGGTTCTTATTATAGTAAAAGTTACATGGCATATAGAAAAGAAACACATGCTTTTCTCAAGACCATAGCTAACTATTTACCGATTAGTGATAAAGCTTTATTTAGAGTAAATGTAGAATTCGTATGTTTTAAACCAAAGAAACCTAGTAATCCTAAGTGTCCAAGATATGATATTGATAATATGGCAAAAGCTGTACTAGATGCAATAACACACGCAAAAATGATATGGAAAGATGATATACAGGTAATTGAACTTAGTTGTTCTAAAAGATATACAGAAGAAGATGAAGACTTTGGTACTCATATTTCATTTATAAAGGAATAATATGGATGCAGAAGATAAGTTAAAATTGATTGAAGAACATGCACAAGAGTATTATAAGAGTCCTAGATTCTATCACTTTGAAAAAGATGGTTTTATATTATTTGAACTTATACATCATAAAGGTCTTGGTAATAACACACTAAGAAGCATTTACTTTGCTGATATGTATGTAAGAGAAAGTAAAAGTAGATCAACTTTATTTAAAATGGTAAAACATTTTGTGAAATTAAAAAACGAACATGGATTGCATAGTGCGTTCTGTCGTGTAGAAAAAGTAAATAAACATTATGATAAACTCGTAAGAATGTATAAAAGACTCGGATTCTATGAAGTACATAGTGACGATCAAGCATCTTACTATAAGTGGGTATAAATGAACATATTAAAACAACAAATATTGAATACATTAATTGATGATGAGAGAGTACCTCATACTGTAGTTCAGGATATTGCAGATATTCTAGAAGCTAAAACAGCACAACTAGGCTGCCTACTATCAGTCTCTAGAGAAGCACAAGTTGCTCTAAGTAGTCACACATATGGTCTAGAAGGTTATATTAAAGATCAACTATCAAAGAAATTTGCTAAACATATTGCTGATAATATTGATTTAATTGATATAGAAACATATGAGAATAGTTTAGGTGATTTAAATTTAAAAGCTAGAATATTTATAGCGAGGGTATAATGGACTACGAAGATAAATTAATAATGTTAACTACATATCTTAATGATAAAGTAATGTTCCGAGATAATTATGCTGAAGCTAGATATAAAGCTAAGTTTATATTAATGTTACTAGGAATAAATAAGGAAGACTAATGGAATCAACGTCAGAGTATTTATATAAAACATCCTGTGACTCTTGCGGTTCATCAGATGCTAATGCAATTTACTCTGATGGCGGTACTCATTGCTTCGCTTGTGGCAAACATGTAAGAGCAAAGGGTGACTCAATGGAACACAAAAAAGTTAAAAAAGAATTTGAACCAAGCTTTATTGAGATACCTAATGGTATTAGAGGTATTAGCAAAACAACATTAGAGAAGTTTACATATGGTGTACACAATGGTAAACACTGTACATACTATTATGATAATAATGGAGATATTGTTGCTGAGAAGTATAGATCAAGAGATAAAGAATTCGGATGGTCTGGTAATTCTAAAGAATCAACAATGTTTGGACAGAATGTATGGAAAGCTTCTGATAAGATTAAATTAATTGTCACTGAGGGTGAAATAGATGCTATGAGTGTAAGTGAGATACAGGGTAACAAATATCCAGTAGTTTCATTGCCAAATGGTGCTGCATCAGCTAAACGTGATATAAAAAGAAATTATGAATACCTTACATCTTTTAAAGAGATTGTATTAATGTTTGATAATGATGAAGCAGGGAAGAAAGCAGCACTAGAGGTTCAATCAATGTTCCCTCCTAAGTACTGTAAGATTGCTGAATTACCATTAAAAGATGCTAATGAAATGCTTAAAGAGGGTAGAGGTAGAGAAGTAATAAATGCTATTTTTCAAGCTAAAATACATACTCCAGAAGAAATAAAAAGTGGTAATAAACTTTTAGAACTTCTAGACAAAGTAGACACAACAGAGAGTCATCCGTTACCTGACTTTATTAAAGGCTTAAATAGAAAAATGCGTGGAATGCGTATTGGAGATTTAAGTATTATAACAGCAGGGAGTGGGAGTGGAAAAACAACATTTATGAAACAGCTCGAAGTACATTTCAATGATACTACAGAATATAATCAAGGGATTATACACTTAGAAGAAAGCATTAGAAACACTATTCAAGGCTTAGTATCAGTAAAGATGGGTAGACAATTGCACCTAGAAGAAAATGCAAATAAAGACCCAAAGGTGAGAAAAGTATGGGAAGGTTTATGTACAGCAGAAGATGAAGAAGGAAATAAGAGATTAAATGTCGTAGATACATTTGGTGCTCTAGATACTGAAAAATTATATAGCATGATTAGATATCTAGCTCAAGTAGAAAACTGTAAAGTTATTTACTTAGATCACATTACAATGCTTGTATCTGGAATGGATGGTAATATTGATGAGCGTAGAGCTTTAGATAATATTATGACTAGTCTTAAAAGTTTAACACAAGAGTTAGGTATTCATTTATTTGTGGTTTCACATTTAAATAATAGTACTAATGGTGGTAAACCTTTTGAGGAAGGTGCAATCCCTACAGTAAATAATTTAAGAGGTTCTGGATCATTAAAGCAGTTAGCAGATAATGTTATAGCTTTGAGTAGAGATCAGATGGCTGAGACAGAGAAAGAGAGGAATACAGTTAAGTTATCGCTACTTAAGTGTAGGTACACAGGCGATACAGGAATTACAGACACTATTAGATATGTACCAAGTACAGGTCTATTCGTCGAAGAGTTTGAACCAATTGAATCTGAAACAGAAGAAATGTTCTAACTTTAAAGGAGGTGATCAGTTATATCTCTCGTTTTAAATTAAACGTAGTAAATTAAATTAATTAATGGAAGAGTCCAATGTATTGAGGTACGTGCGGAGTAAAAAGTTTATCTCTTCCTCTTAACAGTGTGTAGTTTAATGAAGAGTTAAGGTTGATCGCTTAACGAGAACAACTGGTGGAAATCCAGAGGGCATAGGTTAAATTCCTATCACACTGACCATTTTAAACAGAGGAAAGTATGAAACTTTTATTTGACATTGAAGGTGACAACTATCTTGAGTCACTAACTACAATTCATTGTATTGTAACCAAAGACCTCGACACAGAGGAAGTAAGAAGATTTAGACCACATCAAATTAAAGAAGGTCTAAGACACTTACAAGATGCTACAGTTTTAGTTGGACACAATATAATTGATTATGACATTAGAGCTATTAAAAAGTTATATCCTAAATGGACACATAGTGCTGAACTATATGACACATTAATAGCAGCAAAGATAGCTTTTCCTGATATCAAAGAAAGAGATTTTAGAAGACTCAGGAGAGTTATGAACAAACCAGTAAACCAAAGATCAGAACTTGAATTAGCTATGATTAGGAATATTGGTAAACATTCACTAGAGGCTTATGGTTTAAGACTAGGTTTACACAAAGGTGACTTCGGTAAAGAGGTTGGCTTTGAAACATTCTCAGAAGATATGTTATCTTACTGTACACAAGATGTTGAAGTAAACGCAAGATTGTATCATAGACTTATTAGAGAAAATATACCAGAAGGTGCTCTTAAATTAGAAACAAGAACTCAACAGATTTGTTTAGAACAATCTGAGAAAGGTTTTAATTTTGATTATCAAGCTGGTTTAAAATTAGAAATAGATTTAAACAATAGAAAAGAGGAATTATCTGAATTAATCTGTAAAGATTTAGGTGGAGATTTCCTAGTTAAATTAAATGTAAAAGTACCTAAGAAAAATCTTAAGTATAAAGACCCTAAGACAGCTAATAGAACTAAGGGAGCTGCTTATACAGAGATTAAGTATAAACCTTTTAATGCAAACTCTAGATATGATTTAGGTCAAAGACTTATTGAAAGATTTGGATGGAAACCAAAGGAATTTGGAGCTGATGGTAAACCAACATTAAATGAAGACATTTTAGATAGTTTAAAATACCCTGTTACAGAATTAATATCTGAATACATGATGATTGAAAAACGTCTAGGAATGTTAGCTAGTGGTGCAGGAGCATGGATAAAGTTATATAATGAAGAAACTAAATGTATACATGGTAGAGTAAATACTCTAGGTACTGGTACATCTAGGTGCTCTCATAGTAAACCTAACTTAGCACAGATACCAGCAGTTAGATCACCTTGGGGTAAAGAGTGTAGATCATTATTCACAGCACCTAAAGGTATGAAGCTATTTGGTACAGATGCATCAGGTTTAGAACTTAGAATGTTAGCACACTACATGCACCCATTTGACAATGGAGAGTATGCAGATACAGTATTAAATGGTGACGTACATACAGTTAATCAAAATGCCGCAGGGCTTCCTACAAGGGATGATGCTAAGACATTTATATATGCCAAGATTTATGGATCAGGTATTAAAAATTTAGCTGAAACTTGTAAAATGCCAGTAGCACAGATGAAAAAAGTTGTGTCAGATTTTGATACAAATTTACCTGCACTTAGTGCTCTTACTAGTGCTGTCAAAGGTACAATTAGGACTAAGGGTTATGTTAAAGCATTAGATGGTAGAAAGATTTACTGTTCTAGTGAACATGCTGCATTAAACTATTTATTACAAGGTGGAGGTGCTATTGTGTGTAAGACTTGGATGGTAAATATACATGACTTATTAAAACAACGTGATCCAAATTACAAGGATTACGTAAAACAATTAGCATTCGTACATGATGAATTACAGATTGCATATGATGAAAACAGAATATCACATGATGAGTTAGCAGAAATTTCGAGTAAGGCTATGACAATGGCTGAAACTAGCTTAGGACTCAGATTGAGATTAGATTCTGATAGTTGTTCAGGTAGTAACTACGCTGAAACACATTAAATTTTATATGGGCTTAACTAACATAAAGTTAACAAATGACTTATAAAATATTGAAAACAAGCTGAGTACCTTGTAAAACTACTCACCATTACTCTAGGAGATAAAATGACACCATTGAATGTTTCACAACAAATAAAAATGATTAAAGAGGCAAAACTTTTTATTATAATAAGAAGATGTCCAAGTGAAGACTATGATCCAGAAAGACCAGCTACTTTTGATAGAGGAATTTCTACGGAAGATTTATATGTTAATAATATATTAAATTTCTTATTAGGTGAGGTAGCTTATCTGTCTAAAGAGATTTTACTGTTATCAGCAGATGGTAGAGTTATTCCGCAAGAATTATGGAAAAGACTTAAAGGTATACAAAAAATGGTAAAGGAGCAAAGGAGGGTCTAGTGATATCTGAAATACTGTCAACAGTAAATAAATTTATACCAGATAAAAATCAAGCTGAAAAGTTTAAAGCAGAGGTTGAGAAAGCATATAATGATGCATTGAAATCTGCTGTAGAAGCTGATAGAGATATTAGGTTAGCTGAAATGCAATCTGACTCTTGGTTACAAAGAAGCTGGCGACCTATAGCTGCATTGATATTATTTATGGCTATATTTGTTAGATTCCCTTTATATCATTTACTACAACTAATAGTAAATTATCTAAACTTAGATATATACCTACCAATACTAGAAGATTTACCACAAGATTTTTATCTTATGGCAACAGCATTTATATCAATATATGCTTATGGTAGAACACAAGAAAAACGATTCAGAAAATAAGGAATTATTATGAAGAAATTAATTATCGGAATATCAGGAAAAATGGGTACTGGAAAAAGTACTGTAACTAATATATTGGTTGAGGCTTTAGGTAAACATAGGTCTGAAAGAATATCATTAGCTAAACCTATTTATAATGCACAAGATGCACTATATAAAATGTATGGTTTAGAAATGGAAGGTGAAAAAGATAGAGATTTATTAATAGCTATTGGTTTATGGGGTAGGAATAAAAATCCTGACTTTTGGTTAGACCAGTTAGCTAAATATGCTATTGAAACTGATAAAGAGGTTTTAATTTGTGATGATGTTAGGTTTGAAAATGAAGCTAACTTTATTGATAAGGTTGGATTTTTAATTAGAATTGATGGTGAGCAACGTGGTTCTAATGTAGATATTAGTAGAAAAGAAGACCCAACTGAATGTTCACTTGATACTTATAATTTTAAACATAGAGTTAGCAATACACTAAGCCCTGAAGATATGTGTAAAAAAATTGCTAAAATGTTGTTAAAAAGTGCAGAATAAAAAATGCACAAAATGTAAAGAATTAAAATTAATATCAGAATTCACCAAGCGTAAGGCTAGTAAAGATGGTTATCGGGCTATGTGTAAGTGTTGTGTAAGAACTAAATTAGTACATAAACAAAAAACACAACCAGATTTTATTAGAGGTAAAAATCTTAAAGCTAGGTTTAATCTGAGTATTAATGATTATAATAAACTATTTCTAAAGCAAAGAGGTGTATGTGCTATATGTAAAAATCCAGAAGTGATAAAAGATGTTAAAGGTGAAGTTAAATGGTTAAGTGTAGATCATAACCATGACACAGGAGACATCAGAGGGTTATTATGTAATGCATGTAACACTGGTTTAGGAAAACTAGGAGATAGTGTTGATATACTAAAAAATGCTATTAAATACTTAAATGAAAGAGGAACTTATGGAAAATAAGAAACAAACATTAATTGTAGATGGTGATATTGTTAACTTTACTATTGGTAGAGTAACTGAAGATATATCAGATTTTGGTGATCAGATATGCGAATCTTTTGACAAAGAAGCTATGGTTAGATTATTAGAAAAATCTCTAGATGACATTGGTGAATTATGTGGATATGCAAGAGAAGATATTATCTTTTCTATATCTTGTGATAAGAACTTTCGTAAAAGAAAGTATGATACTTATAAATCCAATAGATCACATATTAAAAAACCATTAGGTCTTAAATGGCTTAGGGAATATCAAAAAGAGAATGCTGAGAAGTATCAATTAATGATGATTGAAGAGTTAGAAGCAGATGACTGTATGGGCATTGCTGCCACAGCAGATGATACTATTTCTATATACTCTCAAGATAAAGACCTTAGAACTATACCTAGTAGACAATGGGATTTTAAAAAGAAAGAATTTATCAAACCTACTGAACTAGAAGCAAACAGATGGTTATATACTCAGGTGTTAACTGGTGATGCAGTTGATGGGTATAAAGGCTGTCCTAGAATTGGTAAGGTTAAAGCTGAAAGAGCATTAATGGACTGTGAGAATGAATTAGAATTACTTAGAGAGACATTTGTTAGATACTATGTTGCTTATAAGAATTCTATTGATGATGCAAAAGAGAATCTATTAGCTCAAATGGGACAGGCTAGAATATTAAATTATCCTGATCTTATAACTCTTAAAAACTTTGATAAAACATTTAATCCAATAGAGATAATGAGTGTATCAGATGAAGTATTACAAGAGTGGGCTGATGAGTATACAGAGAAAATCTCAAAGGAGAAAAAGTGCAAGAATTCAAGTGCAAAGAATGTGCCAAAGAGTGTCAAGAGTTAGTCTCTTTATCTCAATATGGTCAAAGAGCATATGGAACTGAAGATGGTAGAGAATACTGTGCTGAATGTTTTGATTTAAAATTTGGAGTTAAAGATGACAAGGACGAGTAAAAGTGAGCGTAAATATGGAAAACCAGAGGAAAAGCTCATAAAGCCAAAGGTTAAACCAAAGAAACGTGAGGATAAACCAGAAATAGAAATGTTTAAAATAATGGTTGATGGTTCTGGCTTTACTAATAAGATGACTTATGAAGAGTGTCTAGCTTTTATAGCTAAGGTAGAAGAATCCCATAAGAAGTCTAATAGTAGGACACTTCCAAGTCTAATTATAGTAAAACAATAAGGAGGGTAATTATGGGTGGTAAGAGTAATCCAATTGAGGATGTATTAAAAACAACAGTAAAAGGTATTTCTGATGTTTTTGGTGAAGTAGATAGAATAGCTAGTGGTGATGGTATACATCTTGATCCATTTGTAAAACAAAAACAAGAAGCAAAAGATGCAGTAAAAAAAGATGCTAAGAATAGAGCAGCAGCATTAGAAAAGCAGAAAAATGCACAGCGTGATGAAGCTATGAGAAGAGTTCAAAATGAAGATGCTAATAAAGGTGCTACTGTAATACTAGGAAGTAAAGGAAAAAGGACTCAAGGAGCTTCTGTATCTTCTGGCATGGGATTGTCAAAAGGTAAGACAGGACTACAATCATAATGAGTGCTAAGAAAAAGTTTGACAAAATGCTTGGAAAGCGTAAAGACTATTTAACTAGAGCTGAAGATGCCTCTAAGGTAACTATTCCTCAGTTATATAATGGTCATTATGATAGTTCCACAGAATCTCAAGGTTATCCTAACCCCTATCAGTCCCTTGGGGCAAGAGGTGTTAATAACTTGGCAAATAAAATTATTCTAACCTTATTCCCCCCTGCAACAGCATTCTTTAAGATGGGTATTAATCCATTAACACTAAAGAGTATGAATAAAGGAGAAGGTGAAATTAATCAAGCCTTACAGATTCTTGAAAGAAGTATTGTCAATGAAATGGAAATTTCACAACTAAGGTCAACACTTGTTGATATAATTAAACAGTGTATAGTTGGTGGTAGTGCAGTTATGCATATACCAAAAAATGAAGACCCTAAAGTAATTCCATTACAAAATTTTGTAATTAAGAGAAGTAAATCTAAGAAAATATTAGAATTAATTGTTAAGGATTGTATAGTTTTCTCTGAGTTAGATAAAGATGCTCAGGAACAGGTTATGTCATCATTAGAATTCACAGAGAAACACAAAGATGATGCAAAGTCTATGGATGTTTATACTGTAATTAAGAGGCAACCTGATGGTAAATATAGTGTTCACCAAGAGATATTTGATGAGAAGATGAAAGATACTGAAGGTATGTTTAAAGAAAAGGAACTACCATATGTATTTGTACCATTTGTCGATAGAGGTGAAGATTATGGTAGATCATATATTGAAGATTTTATTGGTGATTTAAATTCTTATGAAGGTTTAAGACAGTCAATATTAGAAGCTGCTGCTGAATCTGCACGTATCATATATGTTATTAAACCTAATGCTACATTAACTGTAAAAAAGTTACAATCAGCTAGGTCTGGTGATGTACTACTTGGTAATCCTGATGACGTTGGAGTAATACAAGCAGAAAAAAGAATGGATTTACAAATTGCTCAATCAGAAGCAGAGACACTTCGCATGGATTTAAGTACTATCTTTTTATTAGATAGTTCAGTTAGACGTAATGCTGAAAGAGTAACTGCTGAAGAGATCAGAAGGGTATCACAGGAGCTAGAAGTGTCTCTTGGGGGTATCTACTCAACTCTAGCTAATGTATTACAAGAACCTTTGGTTAAATTATACTTAGTTAGATTAAGAAATAAAGGTATGATTAATGATGCTTTAAAAGACTCAATTGAATTAGAAGTTACAACTGGTTCTGCTGCTTTAGGTAGAGGAACTGAGTTTAATGCTATGAGTACTTTCATAGGACTATTACAACAAACACTAGGACAAGAATTTGGAGCTTATATTAAGATGCCAGAAATGATTGCTAGAATTGCTAATAGTTTAGATATTGGTACTGCTGAACTTATTAAGACAACAGAGGAATTACAAGCTGAACAAGAGGCACAGCAACGTGCTCAAATGCAACAAAATGCTATAGCACCAACAATTAATGCTGCTAGTAAAACAGGAGAATAAATGGACGCTGAAAATACAAATTCAGAACAAGTAAGTGATAGTAATGTAGATACATCGGCACAAGATGTTAGTAATGTAAGTGAAGAAACTCAGCAAACCTCTACACAAGGTAAGCAAGAAGATACTTCAATTAAGACTAATGGAAGTGAAGTTGGTTTACAGAAGAGTGATAAACCTAGTGATGTGGAAGCTGGCGAATCCTTTTCAGAAAATTTAGATAAATTAGTTAGTGCCGCTATTAATGGTGAGTTATCAGAAGAGCAGAGACAACAACTAGCTGAGGCTGGTATTGATAAGCATTTTGATCTTATTGTGAGTGGTAGACAAGCTGAGATTGCAAAGAATGATTCCGAGATTATGGGTGTAGTAGGTAGTAAAGAGGCATATGGTGAGTTACAAGAATGGGCTTTAGCTAATCTTGATGACACTGATATTGCATCTTTTAACCATGCTGTATTAAAATCTGGTGATATCGGACTAGCAAAATTAGCTGTTGAAGGTTTACAAGCTAGATATCTAAGGGCAAACGGTCAAGACCCTAACAAAGTGATCGAATCTGGTGGTACATCAAATGAAGGGAGTAGACCTTATTCTAACCCTCAAGAGTACATCAGAGATACAATGGATATTAAATATAAACAAGACCCAGAATTCGCTGCGAAAGTAGAAGCAAAGAGAAATCTATCTGGGTTCTAACATGGAGGTAAATTATGGCTTATGGTTCAATAGGTGCTAACGATGGTGCTGTACTAAATGGTACAGTAGACAGAGAGCTATTTCAAAAGAAAGCAGCAACAGACGTTTTAAAGTATTTTCAATCAACAAACGTGGCTAGACCACTAATCACAAATGACTCTATCGAGTCTGGAAAGTCTAAATCTTTCCCAATCGTAGGTAATGCTGAAGCTTCATCTAGAAAAGAAGCGGTTATCACTGACCTTGGGGATAAATCTATCAATGCAACAGAGAGAGAAATCATAATTGGTGATCTTACTGTAGCACACTCTTGGTTATCTGATTTAGATGAAGCAATGGCACATTATAACTCTAAAGCAGCACAAATTGAGTCTATCGGTAGAGCACTAGCTAAAAAAGTAGATCAAGACATTATCCTTAAGGTAATTGAAGCTGCTGGAGTAGTTGATGCTGCTGCTGCTACTACTGCTGGTCTTAGAGATTTTAGCACTAATGGTGATGACGTTTTTACAGCTAAGTCAGAAAGAGACATAGTATCTGTTTCAGGTGTAGCTACAGGTGAAGAGGTATTCCTTTCAATGGCTGCTGC